ACTTTGAAGAACCAAATTTTGAGTTTTTTGAAGAAACTAATTTTGATATGGCACCACCAGAAGATTTTTTTGAAGAAGATTATGGTGATGTTGAAATAATGGAAGAAATATTTGAGGAGGAATTTGAAGAAGAGTTTACTACTTTCTTAGAAGATTCTGGAATGGCTGAAGAATTTGAGGCATTCCTACAAGAAGAAGGCATGACTGAGCAGGAGTTTTTTGAAGAGATAACTGAGGAGGAATTCAATGATGAATTTACTGAAGAATCTTTTGAAGAGATTGATGAGCCAATGGAAGAAATCGCAACAAACGAAGAAAGCGTATCGGAGGTTGTTGAGACAGAAACAGAGGCAATGGAGCCAGAAAAAATGGAGGAACCAGCTTCAGAAAATAATGTAGCAGAAAATGACACAGAACCTGATGAACCGCAACAAGATGAACAAGAGGAGGAACCTGATAGCAAAGGATCTGAAGACTCCGAAGTACAGCCAGAAAAAGGTGGAGAGCAAGAAATTGTACAACAGGAAGAACGAAAAGTGGACTCTAAGGACAGGATTGCTACAGATGTTGCAAAGATAGAAAGCAAAGTTAATAAAAATTTAAAAAATATTGCTAAACAAATTGCAAAAATGGTAAAACAAAATACTAAAAATCTCACAAAAGAAGAATTATTTTTTAAAAATAATAACACACTAAACGCCTACGCCAAAACTGATTTTTATAAATCAAAAGATATCTATTCTACAGATTTAGGTTTATTTACAATCCAACCTGATCTAGGCGTTTATAACAAAGAAATATATCAAACAGCTTCTTTAAATCAATATATTGATAATGATGAAATAGAAGTTCACAAAAAGAAACTATATAACATATCTAGACAAAAAGACCAAATTATGTTAGAATTAGATATATTGAGGGGCAAATGAAAGTTATCGACAAATTATCAACTTACGCTGCACTCCTGGGAGTCATATCGGCTATTGGAGGAGGATTTTATGCATGGGGCGAGTTTAACACTAGGATTTCGGTTTTAGAAAAAAAACCACCTGTTAGCTTAACATCTTTACGTGCTAAAGATAAAGAATTAACTAAACAATTTGATGAGGTTTTACTATACGCCAATGAATATAAAGTAGATTTAATTGATAGAATTAATAAAGTAGAAGAACAAATTAAACCTACAGATTTAACTTTAGTATTTAAAGAGATAGGTAAAATTAGAGAACAGATAGCTATGCTACCAGAACGTGCTAATTTAAAACCTCTTCTTAGTTCTCTTAAAGAATTGGAAGAATATGCTTGGGAATTAGAAGAGGATATTGAAGCACTTTCTAAACAAGTAGCAATCGTATCAAAAGAAAACGAATTACAAGACATTCAAATACAAGAAATTAAATTACAGAATAAAAATCCTTTAGGTGGGTAATGCCTTATGGCATTTTTAGTAGCAAACGTACCACCTACAAAAGTATATGTTAAAAAACAATATTTATATGACCATGAAAAAGGTCACGGAGAATTTGTAGAAGGTGTTTGGGTTAGCTGTAAATCATTACAAGGTAGAGCACTTTACTTTGAAACATATTTGCCTAGTTATGGGGCTTTATATGATAAGCTTCCTATTAGTGCCTTTGTTACTGAACCTACCGAATTGGATCTTGAATTAGAAGAATTAGAACTATGGGATGCATTTGATTACGGTATAACTGTAATTGAAAAAGCAGCTATTTCAGGTTGCAAAGTTAAATACTTAGCACCATCTAGACAATGGTATACTGGAGAATATTTATTTACAATAGATAATTGTCATCCAGATAAAAACATACTGAATACAGGTTATTCCGAAATACCTGAAGAACATAAATCATTTAACATACTATGTTTAGACAATAAACATTTTGCAGCACAACCAAACAATAGAGTGCTATTTTATGATAAATCTTTATCCCCTTCTAAATTAGAGAAACCAGACTTTAAGGTATCTTCTATTGAATACAATGTAGAAACTGAGAGTAAATGGACTGCAGGAGATGACGATAAATATTTTTATGACCTACTTGAAAACAAGGACTAAATAGTATATAATAAACAAAAGTAAACGTGCCCCTTTATTTACAGGAGAAAATATGGATGCAAAATTATTACGACAAGCTTTGGAAAAAGTTTTAGAAGAAGCTATTTCAGCAAATCAAACACAACTATTGCAAGGTGTAGAAACTTATGCAGATTATAAATATATGTTAGGTATACAGCATACTCTAACAGATATGAAAGACCGTGTTCGTACAGAACATAATAAACTATTAAGATCATTAGGAGGAGACGATGAATAAATTACCAACACCTCAAGGTTACAGATTACTTGTAAAACCTAGAGAAATAGAAATTAAAACAAAAGGTGGTATTATCTTAGCTGATTCAACTAGAGAAGCACAGAAATTTGCTGTTGTTTGTTCTCAAGTTATAGCGTTAGGAGAAGATTGTTACACGGATATGGAAAAATCTAAAACAAAATGGTGCAAAAAAGGAGACTGGATTCTTACTGGAAAGTATGTAGGTCTTAAATTTACGTATGAAGGCGAAGAATATTCTATTATAAATGATGATGAAGTAGTGGCAACTATACCTGATCCAACAAAAATAGCACCTAAATAAATAAGAACCCTTGTATTATAAGAGTAATAAGTATATTATTACATAAATAGCGATTAACGCGGTTCGCAACCGAGGAGGATTACATGGAAGATGTAAAAAAAGACGAAACTATTGAAGATATCAATGATATTGAAGTAGAGTTACCCAATGAAGATGAAGTTGTAGAACAATCTACATCTGAATCTGAAGAGCCAGTTACAGAAGAAACTGCTCCAGAAACCCAAGAATCTGCAGAAACTGAAGAAACGGAAGAAGAACAAGAAACTTCTCCAGATCTTGAGGCGGATGATGAGCAAGAAGAAAAAACTCAAGGTAAAACTTATGGTAAAAGAGCTGAAAAAAGAATAAAACGGCTTATTAAACAAAAGAAAGAACTTGAAGAAGCATTAGCTAAAGCTGACCAAGATAGGAAAGCATTAGCAAGAAATAATGAAGATCTTGTAAGTCGTAGTAAAGATTCCGAAGTCCAAGCTCTAGAAAGTTATGTTGACAAATTAGAAGCACAAGAATCCCAAGCATTATCTGCTCTTAGAGTAGCTAAAGAAGCTGGTGATATTGAAGCAGAAATTAAAGCAACAGATATTTTAGCACAATCAAAAGCTGAAACATTAGTTGCAAAACAATATAAAGCAAGAGCAGAGACGCAGGCAAAATCTAGACAAGTTTCTACATCAGATACTAAAGCACAACCAGCTGCAGTTGAACCAACAACAGCACCCGATAGAAGGGCACTAAGTTGGCAAAAACGAAATCAATGGTTTGGTGGTGGTACTAGAACTGATAAAGTGATGACACAAGCTGCTATGATGATTCATAATGAATTACTAGAAGAGGGTGTATCAGCTAAAGTAGATGCAGACGAATACTATAGTGAATTGGATGCAAGAGTTCGAGAAGAATTTCCAAAGAGATTTAAAAGTTCACTTGCTAAAAAACCAACTACAGTTATTGGAGGTACGCGTGTAGCTCCAGGAAAACAAAAAGTTACGTTAACCAGATCCGAAGTGGATATGGCTGACAGACTAGGAGTTGACTATAAAGAATATGCGCGACAAAAACTACGCAACTTAAATGCGATATAAAGGAGTACTGATATGACACAGGCTACTAAAACTACCCGAAAAACACGAGCATCGGGAACTCGTAAAAAAACATGGTCGATCGCGGGCAAGCTCGATACACCAAAAGCTCCAGACGGAGTCCAATATAGATGGATACGTCATGAACTTTTAGGTGATAATCAAAATGCTAACGTTCACGGAAGATCACGTCAAGGTTATGAAATTGTCACTCCTGAGGAATTAGGGGATGATCATAGCTTTGATGTTTTAGATACTGGCAAACATGCGGGAACTGTTCGTTCTGGTGATTTGATCTTGATGAAAATTGATCAAGATGTAGCGAATCAAAGGAAAGAATATTTTCAGTCTTTAACAGATAGACAGGCTAAATCTGCTAAAAAGGACTTTACGTCCCAAGACAGCGCAATGGCTCCAGTTAGCCAAGAAGGATCTTCATCAACAGTAACTGTTGGTGGTCAAAGATCAAAAGCAAACTTCGAGAACTGAAATTAATTGGTTCTTGATTAACCTTGGAAGGAAATTAACATGGCATATGGTCTAGAACCCGTAAAACATGCTGGTGGCGGTGTAAATCGTACCAACAATTTCGCTGACGGAAATGGTTATCGTATTGCTGCAACTGCTCCTACTGCGTATTTTGAAGGAGACCTAGTAACTTATACTGCTGGTCTACTTGTTACGGATATTGGAGCGGCAAGTCCAGGCGCTGTAGTAGGCGTTTTTTATGGTGCAGAATACCAAGATAACTCTTCAGGCGAATTTAAATTCGTAAGATCAATTCCCAATGGAACTGTCGCTAAAGCTAAATATAAAGCTTATGTTTATGATGATCCCGCTACTCTGTTTAGAATACAAGCAGATCAAGCTGGAACAGCAGTAGACGCTACAGCAGTTGGTGAATTGGTACAAGTTGTTGCATCTCCATCTGGAAGTACAGTAACACATAAATCAGGTTTAACTGCTGACTCAAGCACTAGAACCACAACTAATACTTTTCCACTGCAAGTCCTTGGAAGTGCAGAATCTGACGGTACTTATACTGCTGTTGGATCTACAATGGATATATTAGTTAGAATCAACTCACATCAGCATGGCAACGGTGCCACTGGCGTGACTGGTATATAATAGAAAGGATAATATAATATGGCTATTTCAAGAGCACAGATCCTGAAGGAATTAACACCAGGTCTTCACGCGATATTCGGTAGCGAGTATGGTAGATATGAAGACGAACACGCGGTGTTGTTTGATTCAGAAACATCAAAAAGAGCATTTGAGGAAGAAGTTCTTTTCCCTGGATTTGCGGAAGCGCAAATCAAAGGTGAAGGCGCATCTATTTCTTATGCAGAAGCAGGCGAAGGCTTTGTCGCAAGATACAGCCACAACACAATTGCACTTGCATTCTCACTTACTGAGGAAGCGATGGAAGATAATCTTTATGACAAACTGTCTACAAGATTAACTAAATCACTAGCAAGAGCGATGGCTTCAACTAAACAGACTACAGCAGCAAACGTATATAATAATGCGTTTTCTAGTTCTTTTGTAGGCGGAGACGGAGTATCTTTATTGAATGCTTCTCACCCAACTTCATCTGGAACTGTTCAAAGTAACGTTCTGTCATCTAACTCAGATTTATCTGAGACTTCTTTAGAGCAATCATTAATTGATATTAGTGGCTTTCAAGATGATAAAGGTGTACCAGCAGCTATTCAAGCTAAAACTTTGCACATTCCTAAGGAATTAGTTTTCACTGCAGAGCGTCTACTGACTTCTCCATACAGAACAGGTACAGCAGATAATGATATTAACGCTATTAAAGGATCAGGAATGATTCCTGGAGGTTACTATGTTAACCACAGGTTCACTGATACTGATGCGTTCTTTATTAGAACTGATGCCCCTGACGGTATGAAAATGTTCACTAGAACTCCAATTTCAACTTCTATGGAAGGTGACTTTGAGACTGGTAACGTAAGATACAAAGCAAGAGAAAGATATAGCTTCGGCCATTCTGACTGGCGCGGTGTTTTCGGAACTCCAGGCGAGTAATTAAATTAATGGAGGGGCACTTAGTTGCCCCTTTGTACTACCCTAGGATTTAACCAATTGTACCGACTGCCCTAGCAGACAATCGTAGAAGAGACGGTATGATTAGACTACGAAGGATTAACAATGGCTAACACCACATTTAATGGAGCGGTTCGATCAGAGAACGGTTTCAAAAAAGTTACAAAAAGTTCCACAGGAGCTTTTACTGACAACTCAACTTATTCATCAAACGCATCAGTAGGTGGAACTTTAACATCAACTGGAGCAACGAGTGTAGCAACAACTGCTCAAGACGGAATGGCTGTAGGCACAGGTATTTCAGCAGTAGCAGCAGCTGTAAATTTTCACTCAGTTGTACAAGTGGGTGACATTATTGAAACAACAATTTTAATAGATGTAACAGGTTTAAAATCAACTGACGATACTGATATTATAGGTAAAGCAGATACTGCTAACTCAACTATTGGTCAAATCACAGCGGCTGTAAATGGAACTATTCACGCAGCATCAATGACATGCTTGGAAACACCAACTACAGGTGAACCAGACATTGATGTATATGGTGCTACTGAAGCAACAGGTGCAGAAGATGCAGTTGTAACAGGTTTAACAGAAACTAAACTTCTAGATACTGGTGCAGACTGGACTGGCATTTTAGGTGCAAGAGGTTTCCAAACTATGCCTTCTGCTGATCATTACTTATATTTAGTAACTTCAGGCGGAGCTGACACAGGCGTTTATGCAAGTGGTAAATTTTTACTTAAATTTTACGGAACACCAGCGTAAATAAATTAACATTGAGTGAGGTGTAAAAACCTCACTTTTTATAAAGGAGTAAATTATGTCACATATGACAGACGTAAAAGCAATATTCATTTCTGACGTAATTGCGGCAGATGATAACGGATATTCAGCATCAGCACAGGTTGCTAATAATGCAGCTTTGACACTTGGAGGCGCTTTAGCTTCTGGTGGAGCTGTAACTAATAGTTCAGGAAGATTAACTGAAATTACATCAGGTGGAGACGACAGCGGTATTTCATTTACCGTAGTAGGTACAGACGTAAATGGCGATTCTATGAGTGAATCTATTACAGGTGCAGACACTGGAGCAGCTACAGGTGAAAAATATTTTAAAACAATTGTCTCTATAACTGCAGTTGGTGATCCAGCTGGGACAGTAATAGCAGGAATAACTGCAGACGCGGCAGATGTAGTTTTTAGTGGTAGAACTAGAGTTAAAGGGTTAACTATTATAAATGATGCAGCAGCAGGTAATATTGATATTGTAGATACAGCGGATGCTGGTGCAATAGGTTCAGGAACTAGTACATTAAAAGTAGGGACTGTAGCATCTGCTACTGTTGTTCATGATGTATCAGTACCACAAGATGGAGTACTATTTGAAAATGGAGCGTATGCTAAATT